GATCGCTCTACTGTGTGTGTTCTTCTTTGGGGGGTACATCTTCAGCGTCACCTTCATGCCCCCGGAGGCCAACTCTGAGGCGGTGATTAACCTTGTCCTCGGTTATCTGGGAGGGGTGGTGTCGGCTATCGTGAGCTTTTACTTTGGTGCAAGCCAGAAACATGACTGATCATGCAGCGACTGATCGAGCAGCTCAAGCGGCACGAAGGGGTTAAAACCCATGCATACAAGGACCACCTCGGTTATGTGACCGTGGGGCTTGGCCGCTGCCTTGAGGAAGGCATTGGTGTTGGCCTGTCGGAGGACGAGATCGAGTACCTCCTCCTGAATGACATCAAGCGCTGCAACAATGAGCTTCAGAAGGCCTTTGATTGGTTCTCTGAGCTTGATGAAGTGCGCAGGGACGCAATGATCAACCTCTGCTTTAACGTCGGCCTGCCGCGATTGAGAGGCTTTGTGAAAGCCCTTGCGGCCATGGAAGCCAAGGACTACGAGGAAGCGGCCAAGGAGTTCTTTGATAGCCGCTGGGCTACCCAGGTGGGGAGTCGTGCCGTTGAGGTCTGCGCCATGATCAGCACAGGCGAGTATTCATAGGAGTAGGCCATGTTTTTTAGCAATGCGTTTGCACGGCCTGGAATGTTTGCTAGCCAGCGGAACAACTTTCAGGTTCCCAACGCGCAACCGCAGCCTGCTCCTCCTCCCCAGCAACTGCCTAGCGGTTATCAGGCTCAGAGCTACCAGACCTTTTCTGCCCGGCCCGGGATTGGAGCCTTGTACCAGCAAAGGGCAGCAGAACCTATGATAACCAACGACATGGGCATGAGCGGGTTCCTTGATCGCCAAGCTCAAAGCATGCCCCAGCCTGCGAGCTACGCTCCGGTTGCAAGCAATACTATGGGTATGGAGCAGATCCAGCGTTATCAGCCTCCCCAGATGATGGGCATCATGAGCCTCCTGAGCGGCTTGCTTGGCGGCGGATATGGCCGGGGTATGGGATTCCAGCCTCCTCCTCAGAGTCCTCAAAGCGTGGAAGATGTCCTCAGGAGCCGGGGGTTCAATCCGCCATCAAAGCCAACCGGCATAATGACTGCGGATGTCTCTATCTATACCGATCCAGTGACAGGAGAGACAATAACTGGAAGCGGATCAATGAGGCCGTATTACAATAGCTTGAAGACGTTTTACGACCAAAACCCTGAGGCGCTTGATATAGCCAAGAAGTACAAATCCGACGCTGAAGAAAGGATGCAGCAGCAACTGGCTAGCAGAAAAACCAACCCTTTTGATCAGCTTGGTGGCGCTATTCAAGAGCCGAAGGCTGAGCCTGTTAGGGCCGTGGATATGTTTGGGTCTCCGCAGGGCCTGGGCGGATTTGCTCAGCCCCAGATGGGCTTTGGTGGAAAGGGTGGTATCAAAGGTGGCGGGATGTATGGGCGGCCATCCTACGGAATGCAGGCTCGGTACTCGTCACCCTTCCAGGGTTTCTTTTAGCGGCATAGCCTGATAGCGAGGTGATAAATGGCGCTAACCAAGATTCAGTTCTCCCCCGGCGTTGACAAGGAGGGGACCGAGTACACCGCAGATGCTGGATGGTTTGACTCGGACAAGGTTCGTTTTCGTAAAGGGCGTCCCGAGAAGATTGGCGGCTGGGAGAAATACTCCGATAGCGCATTTCTTGGGGTATGCCGTTCACTTTTTGACTGGGCATCCCTTGAGTCGATCAAATACATTGGCCTTGGCACCAACCTCAAGTTCTATGTGGCGCAGGGGACCGGCTTTAACGATGTGACCCCGATCCGCAGCACCACTGGCGCAGGGGATGTAACCTTCTCCGCGACGGACGGATCATCCACGATCACGGTGAGCGACACGGCACATGGCGCGGTAGTCAATGATTTTGTCACCTTCAGTGGCGCGGTTAGCCTGGGCGGCAACATCACGGCCACGGTGCTGAATCAGGAATATCAGATCACCTCTGTGCCGACCACGGACACCTACACCATTGAGGCTAAAGATCCGTCAGGCGTTGCTGTAACGGCAAATGCCAGCGACACCGGCAATGGCGGGGCCAGCACAGTCGGCGCCTATCAGATCAACACTGGCCTGAACGCCTACGTCAGCGGTACGGGTTGGGGTGCCGGGGCCTGGGGATCTGGAACCTTCGGCAGCTCTAGCTCGGTGTCGGCAGCAGGCCAGCTTCGTTTGTATAGTCAGGACGCTTTTGGGGAAGACTTGATCTTCAACCCCCGGGGTGGCGGTATCTACTACTGGGATGAGTCTAGTGGCACGGGTACTCGTGCTGTGAACCTGACAGCTCTGGGTGGAGCATCTAACCCCCCGACCGTTGCCCTAAAGGTCATGGTGTCTGAGGACCAACATGTCATTGCCTTTGGCTGCAATCCGATTGGATCGTCAGACATTGACCCGTTGTTTGTGCGGTTCTCGGATCAGGAGAGCGCAGCAGACTGGACCCCTACGGCAACAAACACTGCTGGGGGTGTGCGGATTAACTCTGGTTCTCAGATCATTGGGGCCGTAAAGACCCGGCAAGAGATCCTGATCTGGACGGATGTGAGCCTGCATTCCATGCGGTTTGTCGGCGCACCGTTTACCTTCCAGTTCACGCGCCTAAGTTCAGACGTATCCATGATCTCCCCCAATGCTGCGGTGAACGCCAGGGGCGTGGTGTACTTCATGGACCGGGGAAACTTCTATGTCTACAACGGCTCGGTGCAGCCGCTGCCTTGTAGCGTGAAGGACTATGTGTTCTCCAACCTGAACATGGATCAGGCGTTCAAGGTCTTTGCCGCTGAGAACAACGACTTCAACGAAGTTATGTGGTTCTACCCGGTAGGAGAAGGCAATACCGAGATTACCAATTACGTTGCCTACAACTACGAAGAAGGCCTGTGGTCGGTCGGCACCCTGACTAGAGGTGCATGGGTTGGTGCAGGCACGCGCCAGAAGCCGTTGGCGGCTACAGCATTGCCTGGGGAGAACAACTACCTCTACGAGCATGAAGTCGGCTATGACGCTGACGGGGAAGCCATGACGGCCTACATCGAGTCTGGGGATCTTGAGCTTGGAGAGGGGGAGTTCTTCATGTTTATCAAGAGGATAATCCCCGACTTTACCTTTAGCGGGGATACATCAGGCGCTGAAACGGATATCATCATCAAGGGGAGCGACTTCCCGCTTGAGACTGCAACGACGCTATCAACGTCAACGATTACGTCAGCTACCAAGCAGTCCTTTGTGCGGAATCGGGCGCGACACTCAATAGTCAGGATCGAAAGCAACGGCATTGGCTATGGGTGGAGGCTTGGCGATCTCCGCTTCGACATGCGTCAAGACGGGAGGCGCTGATGGCAGAGCAAAGATCGACCCCGCTTCCTGTTCCCTTGCGCGAATACAACCAAGAGAACGAAGCCCTGACGCGCCGCAACTTGGAGTTCTCTCTCCAGACCATCTCTAATGACATAGAGCTTGCCAAGACCCAGGGCGACAAACCCGGCTCTCTTGCCATGCGGCGCTTCCAATTCCTCCTCATGGGGGCATCATGAGCGACGTAATCAAGGTACTGGGCCAAGCGGCGCCCGGGGCAACCACCACCACCACGCTTTACACGGTGCCCAACCTGACCCAAACGACGGTTAGCTCCCTGGTGATTTGTAACCGCTCGGCTGTAGGGATTACCTATCGTGTAAGTGTCCATGTGGCAGGTGCTGCAGCGGACAATAAGCAGTATTTGTTCTACGATAAGGCACTAGATGCAAACGAAACACAAACAGTGGTTATTGGCATGTGCCTAAACCAAACGGATGAGGTGAAGGTCTACGCAAGCGCGGCTGATGCCTCCTTCAACTTGATCGGAGTGGAGAAAAGCTAATGAACTATCCTGGCTACCAAGCGCCCCTTCAGGGGATGGCAAACCAGATGGCGCAATATGGCCGATATGGTGACTCGATGCTTGTGCATATGAACCCGATTGAGGTTCAGGGTATCGCTGCGCTGTCTCCTACCGGGCAGCTCACTACCAACCCGGTGACCGGCCAGCCTGAAGCGTTCTTGCCTTTCCTGGCGCCCATCCTTGGAAGCATGCTGGGAAGCTCCCTGCTTACTGGAGCAGGCGCAGGCATCCTTGGCACCACATTTGCCGGGCTTAGCCCTGCAATGGCAGGCGCCATTGGCTCTGGCCTCGCCACTACCGCTGTGACCGGCGACCTCAAGGAAGGTCTCATCTCTGGCATCACCGGCTATGGCCTTGGTCACATGTTTGAGGGCGCAGCGAAGGCGTTAGACCCGAGGATTGCCGCTACAGAGGGCGCGCTTGAAACGGTCAGCGAAAGCGCTGCAAAAGGTGCAGCAGACGTTGCAGGAAAGGAAGCGTTGGCCCAAGCAGCAGGCGCAGATGTTGCAGCGAAGGAGGCGGCGCTTAGGACACTTGAGCAGACCCCTATCACCCACGCAGAGGCGGGTTCTGGTGTGTCGGACATCCTTGCAGCAGGCAGAGATTTAGGGCAGGCACAACGGTTCTCTTCGACGCTAGGCAAAGATCTAGCGGAGGCACAACAAGCCCTTAAGGCGTTGCAGGGAGGAGAATCAGCCCTTGAGAGCAGCCTGTCGAATCTTCGCGGTAATATTTCCCGTACCGATAGGCTCACCGCACCGTTCCGTCAGCCAGGGGCGCTGCTCAAGGGCTTGACCGATCCCAGGGCAATTCTTCCGATTGCCGTTGGCGAAGGCACTCGCGGCCAGTACCAGATGCAAGAGCGACTGCAGGACCAGCGCCGCGAACTGATGGGTGAAACCGAGGAAGAAAAGGCTCGCGCCCTGTACAACTTCCAAGAAGCCCTTGCTCAACGCGAGCAGGACTACGGCCCCTTCCGTCGCTATGCGGCTGGAGGCATCACCAGCATCAATCCTGAGAACTACCGCCAGAACATGGAAGGACTGCAGCGCCTTGCAGGGATCCCTGTGCAGATGTATTCGGGGGGGTATCTCGGCGGCAGTACTGCAGGCTCTACTGGCGCAGGCGCACGGCAAGCATCGATCCGCCCTCCGAGCGTTGTTGCTCCTCCTGAAGAATATCGCCCGGGTTTTGATCCCGAGTTTGTGTATTTCCAAGATGCTCCTCGGCCCCCGCCTAGCACTGGCGGCACGGCTCCGGGCGGCACGGCACCGGGCGGGGCTGCTCCTGCGACCGGCGGCCCGTCGCCTGAAGCACGAGGACTTCCCGTTCAGGAAATGGGTGGAGTTAATCAGAGCCTGATTGATCAATACACCCGCCTTGCTACAACCCAGGGTAACTTCCACCGGCAAAGCGATCTCAGCGGTAAGAACATCGCCAATCGTGATAAGTACCTGTCGCAGTTCATGACGATGCGCGCCCAGTACCCAGAACTCATGAAGCTGGACAACGCACTTGATATTGATCCCGCATACCGAGCAGGTGGTTCAGAGGCCTACTCGGATGTTGTTGGCAATGCCTTTGGGGATGTAGAGGGAACCACTCCTACTCAGACCCCATTCCAAGCGGCAACATCCAGCGCTGTTCAGGGCGCCATCTCTTCTCGGATGCCGACGTTTGAAGCAGATGTAGAGGCGAGAGGCCTCCCTGCTCAGCAGCGCATGACGCCTGCTCGCGGTGGTCAGATCCGCCTTGGCGGAATGGCGCCGCAAGTAAGCGGCATCCCTGATCTCACGACCACCCCTGTTGGAATTGGCGCCATGGCAGCTCCTGTGAGCGCGCCGCAGACCCCCGGAGTTGGGATGACGGCTACGCAGCAGCCTTCGCCTATGCTTAGCGGCAGAGGTTTTA